TGAACACACGAGACTGACGGAGGATTGGAAGTCGAATAACCGGACCCTCCACTCACGACTCCCACTGACCCAACTGCGTAAACGACCGCGTTTCCACCCTGCGGATCGGCCACAAGAGTCGCAACAGCCTCGGCGCCTGTCCCTCCTCCGCCGTGAATCACGACCCTCGGCGGCTTGTAAAAACCACCTCCGCCGCTCTGGATCGATATTGAGGTCACACTTCCGGACGCATCGACTGTGGCGGTTGCCGATGGCTCATCCACCAGTCTCTCTCCCTGATCAAACTCAAGCCCGTCGACGTTCAGGTAGCCGCTTCCAGACTGCGTAATTGTCATTCCGGACGCAGACTCCACGACCCCGTTGGCGTCTATGGAGAGTTGCGCCTTCGCGCCCGTCCCGCTGACGCTCCTGATCTTCACTGAAGGCGCTTTGGAGTATCTTGCGTGCAAGAACGGCGAGACCAAACTATAAAACCTGATCTTAGATCCAGATTGAAGATCGCCCTTGACAATCAAAAGGCCTTGAACGGCGCATGCAGTCGCAGACTTCCCAGAGCCACACACAACACCACGGTGATGAGTCGAATAAAGCAGATGCTTTTCAGAATCGCTCGTTGGGTTAGAAAGCGAGATAGACGTTGCCGTTTTTGACATGGCAAGCGACCGAAGCCGCATCGTTGTCCTTGGGGCAACAGCAAACGAGTCGATCGGAACGATTAGCGGCGGAGTGGCATACGTGCCGGCGATCGAATCGGCTCCTGTTATTGGAGACCCGGTCCTCGGCAGGCGATTGCCTTGTGTCAGCCGAAGCGGCGATCGATACACTGAGACAGAAGTAATCCCGCCACCCCCCCAAGAGCCATCAAACCAGTACCCTGAACTGTAGTAAGCTCCAGCTCCGCCGAGCGGCGAGTCCAGCCTAGTCCCCAGAACGGTCGCGGCGGGGCCCTTGTATTTCCCATCCTTGTCATACTCCAGACCCGTTGGCCCATATCGTAACAGGTCGTTGCTTGAGTAGTTTGATCCGGGGTTCGTCACCGTTGGCTGCGTCAACGTCCCGCACACGTAAGCCTGAAGCTTAGCGTTTCCGGGCACGGTGACTGAGGGGCGAGATGTCAGGCCGCTTCCCTCGTTCGTGACAGACACAAACACCACAGAACCATCGATCTCAGTTGTTCCAGACCCTCCACTGCCGGGGGCTTGAGAGATCTGCGTTGTGGCAGCGACGCCAGTTCCGCCGCCCCCAAAAAAGAAAACCCTCGGGGACTTTTCGTATCCGTACCCAGAGTCGGACAACAGAATCTTCGACACCGGCAGGCCAACCTTGGCCTCAGCGCCAGAACCACCGCCGCCTGAAAAAGTGACGGTCGGGGCGGAAAGAAATCCGCCGCCGGGGGACTGAATGGTTACGGACGTCACAACCCCTCCGCTGACGCTGCACGTCGCGGTTGCAAACTCGCCGCTGCCGCCAGACAAAGTCACGCGTGGTGCAGACGTGTACCCAGAGCCACCCTTAGTGACTGTCACTGTGGCATTTGAAAGCGTGGACGCAAGAACAGCGACAGCCGCAGCGCCCGCGCCGTATCCGCCAAGTATTTCCACGGACGGAGGCACTGAGTATCCGCTCCCTCCAGAAGTGAGCGTCAGCGAGGAGACCTCCTTCTTCGTCTCGAAAGAAAAAGTTGGGGCAGACCTGTATTTGCCACCCCTGACTATCGTCACGTCAGAAACATATCCAGAAAGCCTTGCAACACCGGCGGCGCCTCCTCCAACTCGAATCGCTGGAGGAGTTGTGTATCCGCTGCCTCCGCTGACGACAGAAAAGCCTGTCACGACTCCGTCTGCTTTTACTGTCGCCGTTGCGGTTGCTGGCTCGCCGCCGGGGTCTTGTGACCCCGTGATGGAAACCTCTGGCGCAGAAGTGTAGCCATTCCCTCGCGAGGTAAGCGTCAAGTTTATGACTTGCCCGTATGTGTCGCTTTCCTCGTCGAGGTCAACTGTTGCGGCTGCCGCTGCGTCACTGCCGCCCCCGCCAGTTATGGACACAGTCGGGCTGGACGTGTACTTGCTTCCGCGAGACGTCAGAAGCAATCTGTCTACCTTTCCGCCTCCGCTGATCGTCGCCGTGACAACAGCGCCGCTGCCGTCGCCGTCCACCTCAACCTGAGGCGCCGAAAAATAGCCACTGCCTGTGGCGGTCATCCTCACCTCCGCGATGCCTCCAGAAATCGCGGCTGTCGCCTTGGCTGGTATTCCGGGGTCAGAGAAGACGACCGTCGGAGGCACCGCATAATCGCCACCGCCACCTGTGACTGTGACTTTAGACACCGGCCCTTCAATTGTGGCGGTTGCTTGTGCCCCTCCGTTGGAAAACGAGACTTGAGGCGCCGTTTTGTACCCGCTGCCTCCTTCAATAACGCCGACGGCGATGACCTTCCCGTTGATGCTGCAAGTGACACTCGCAGCCGACGTCGCAGACGCCGGAGAGAGCGACGCCTTTGCCGGCTCGGTATACCCCGACCCAGAGGACGTAACAGTCGGAGTGAACGGATTGATTCTCGCCGGCGGCTGCGAGAACGCGACCGGGAGCCTCCACGCCGTGTCGCCTGACTTGAGGCCGACGCCTCCTTCTGCGACAGCGGAAAACCCGGAGTATTCCTGAGGGACCGTCCACCCGGCAAAAGATCCGTACTCGTGTGGCCTCATTCCAAAAGTCAGCGTGCCGGATTCGCTTGAGGCGACGCCGTGCCTCGGGAAGTAATTACTCCACGCCCCTTTGCACTCCGCCATGAATCTATTCGAGAAGCCGTATCGGTCATCGTTCGCCGTCACCTGAACAGTCCCCCCGGAGCCGCCAACGTCCGTGTTCTCGACGCCTGCCGTCTGAACATCAAGCGTGGAGTACGGCTCAAACAAATGCGAGTCGCTCGGGACATACCCAGATAGAGACACTGTTGTCGCCGAATACAGCTTGCCGCCCCAGACGACTTCCGGATGAAGCGAGACGCTGGCGATCTTCTCGTGCGAAAACGACTTCTTCGTAATGTCAGCTAGTCGCGTTGTTCTGGAAACTGTCCAGTCATATTTCCCATTGCCCGGCCCAGTGACCAACACTTTGGTGTTGACTGCGTCTCCGGTAAGGTAGCCCCAGTACGGAGTCCAGTCCCCGCATGATCCTGTCATAAACTCAGGCTCCTCCGTCGACTTGAAGGACGTGCGAAACACATGCTCGACTTCAGCACGGAGCCACGCCTTCGGAGGAGAGTAATTCGAGTAGTCGTTGATGTAGTCGTAGTATTCGCTGCCCTGCGTGGCCGTGATCACAAGCCCGGTCTTCGGAATGACGTGCGAGCCTTCTTTCCTTAGATCGCCATGCGTAGGGAGATCGAATATGTTTGGGTACGGCTCAGGGTTTAGAAACCCACCCCGATCTTCGGTGCCGATTTTTTCATCGGAGCTTAGGCTTGCCACGAAACATTGATAACCTCCGGGGTAGAAGTAAGTCTCTGTATTCCACAGCGTTTTCCTGATGTCTGGCCCTGTTCTCGCTTGCTGCGGAAGGCTCTTCTTGATGATCCACAGGCTTCCTCCGGAGTCGATCACGTACCTCGCGAAACCGTCGGCGTAGCACTTGACTCCGCCCGACGGCCCGCTCAGTTCAGCGCGGAAGCCTGACCACTGCGCTTCCCACACCTCCGTTCCGGAGATTCGATCTGCGTAATTGTTCCCGCCCGGCCAATACTCAAACTGGGTTTCATCTGGAGTGCGTCCGAGCCGCGACAGCGTGTTGTTGCCAGATCCAGATGGCGACACTTTTGCAACCTGAGCGGGAACTCCCACATCTGGATTGGGAACAGAAGTCCACTTTCCTCCTTCGGTCGGGCTCAGGGTCGGCACGCTTGTGTATCCCCACCCTTGGGCACTCGTGATTTCAACTTCGCCAGCGTCCCACTCTTTTCTCCAAAATGGCACAACCGCTCGCGAGTCATACTTGTTGTACTGAGGATCGCTCGTCGTAAACGGAGTCGCCGGCGGAGCATTCACGGAAGCGTACAGCCTCAGCCCACGCCCCAGCGGCGTTGGACTGTAAAGAGGCTCTTTGTAAGTATCGGAGCCGTCCGTTTCGTCGCGATTAGGACGTGCCCCCCATACCCAGATGGAGGCGTCGGATTTGATGCCGACCCCAGCACCTTCCTTAGAGACCGAAACGTGAGTCCATGACCCAGAGTCGACGAGGCGAGGCTTGTTTGGCGGACCAATGACGACGTCTGGAGCAAAGATGTACCCAGACCCCGGGTTCGTAATCGCAATACCAGTGATGTTCATGCCGTTCTGGTCGATCGTATAGCTCGTCACTTCGGCGGTCGCCCTGTTGAACCCCTCGCCATAGACGTCATAATCCTCGATCGCGATGTCTGGTTTGATATATGCTGGAGAGTTTGCGTCAAATCCATTCGGGAGTTCTTGGCTGACGTTCACTCGGCAGTAAACCGATCCGCCAAAGTACGGAACGATAGACGAGATCGGAGCCGGCTTCAGGCGGGCTCGTGCGTAGATGTACTCAGGCTTCTTCTCCGGATAAGAGATTTTGTCTTCTGGTGAGGCCTGAAAGTTTACCTTTATTGTCTTGTAGTAGCGAGGATAAATGTCGAAGGTGTAGTGGTTGCTTACTCCATACGTTCTGGCCTCCTCAAAGTCTCCGTAGAAGTAATCCGTATACCACTGAGGATAAGGAAGCGGACCGAGGCTACCCATGCCCTGAACCGGCGGAAGATCGCACGTGTATCCGCTACCCGGAGACTTGACCTGAACCTCAAGCATTGGGCCGGCAATCTCAACGGTTGCTGACGCACCAGAGCCTCCGCCACCACTGAAAACGACAGTGGGCGGCGTCTGGTACTCAGATCCTCCGCTTGTGATTTCTAGAGAAACTACAGAGCCTCCGCTGACCGTGGCCTTCGCCATCGCGCCGCGCCCGCCGCCGCCCTCGAAGCTGACGTCTGGAGCAGACGCGTACCCAGAACCGCCGTTCGTTATCAGCGGCCGAAGATTCGTGTACTTTGAGGAACTCGACTGAACAGCCCCGTCGATGAGACACACAAATTCAGCGCCGCTCCCCGCCTTGTAAATGTTTGGGGTTATGTCGGGACGAACGATGTTGTAGACAACGGACGCCGTTGGAGCGCGATTGAAGTCTGGCTTATTGGCCGTGTTATTGTTTTCGTTGTAGTGGCCTTTTATCGGCCCGACGCTGTCGATTCCGCTGCTCAGCACAGCGCGAGCGGCTGGCGCGTTGAAGTAGTCGGTGTTGTCTTCCCAGCCGTATCCTAGATTTCCCGGGCCAATCTTCCTGAATCTCGTGGCATTAGTCGGAAGGATTCCTCCAAGCCCAAGCTGGCCCGCGTTGCACTTGCCCCATCCCCACAGCGAGCCGTCGGTCTTTATTCCGAGCGTCGAGCCACCAGTGGTGTAGATAAACTTCCAAGTGTCGCTGCCGATCTGGACCGGGTTGCCCTTGGCTAGATACGAGCCGTCACCAAGCTGGCCCCACCGGTTGTCGCCCCACGCCCACAGCTTGTCTTCCATGTCGATCGCAAACGTGCATCCGATGCCACCTTCGTCACCTGTGAACACACGCTTCCACCGTCTCTCGCCGCAAAAGCCGTCAGACAGGTTGGGGTTCTCGATGTAGTAGTCGGGAAAATATCTCCGCCCCTCGGCAACAACATTTCCGAATATGCAGTGACGCACCTCCGATCGCGGAGCGGCCTGCCCGGACTCGTTGTTCCCGACGCCGACGTATGAGTTGCACCCGCAATCGTCGCAAGGCATTCCTAGCACCTGTCGATCGAGATAGCCACATACGTTGCGGCCCCGCTCGCCGCCGTCTGTGCCATCGCCAAACAGCACACGCGAGCGATGTTTCCGGTGTGCGGACTCACGTTCGCCACGACGTTCATCGCAGCCGCTGTGGAGGTGGGATCAGAGAGAAGACTCACGACCTTAGTTTGGTTTTTGCTCCAAGCCCCGGTGAACGTCGCCAGAACCACAGAACCCCCGCCACCGCCGGCAGCCCTCGGCAGCGTCGAGCCCTTTCGGCCACGACGGCTCCCCTCGGCCTCGGCAACGACGGCAGAGATTCTTTGTGCGTCAGCCAGACTGAAGCTGACGACCTGAGAGCCGCTGTTTCCCGGCCCATTACTCATGCTTCACCTCACGACGGGAGTGTCGGGAACGTGCCCGTGAACGGCAGCGTCCGGTAGACTCTGAACGTCAGCATGTCGGGCGGCTGGCCCGGAGTCTTGGCGACGCCGTTACTCAGGGCTGCCGGCTCACTGACAGGCTCAGATCCGGCGAGGATCTTCTTGCGAAGCCCGCCGACGATCTCGTTGAAACCCACGTCCCACGTCTGCAAGTCCCAGCCGGTGTTTCGATACGCCAAAGTGGCGTTCGTCTCCCAGTAGACGTACTTGCTGCCGTTGACGTCCTCGACTTTTCTGGTGCCCGTGATCGACACGCACTTCCATGTCTTCGGGCCGCCTCCGCTCCACGTGTCGGAGTTGATTGCGCCGACGTAGTTCTGTGCCTTGGCGTAGTCGAACGGCGGCGCCTTGTTGATCGTGATCGAGACCGTGAACTCGCCCTCGTCTCGGTCCAGACCGCCGATCGGGTCGCCGGCCGTGTTGATGATGATCCGCTTTGTCGAGTTGTCGCCGGCGTTTGGAAAGTACCAGAATGCCGGAGCAGAGGCGAGTCCGCCGTTGAAGCTGTACTGGGCTGGGCGGTCCCACGGGGTCTGCGCCAAGTCTTGGCCGACCTTGTACGTGGCCGTGACCTTGTAGTGGAAGGGGCTGTCGCCGTCTTGCTGGACGCTCGACTCGACGAGAAGGGCGTTGGCATTTTCCGGGTGCGGCTCAAGCCACACGAGGCCTGTCCCCACGGCGATCTCTTGGAGGTCCGTGTCCATCGAGTCCGTGCGGACGAGAAACACGCGGGTGTAGACAGGCACGTCGCCGTACTGAGTCTGGCTCGCACGGCCACGAAACATCTCGCGAGAGTCAACAACAGCCATGAGAAAGTGTATCCGTACTAGCGTGCAGCAAGCTGGACAAGGACCGGGCGGGCCTCGGGGCTCTTGGCCGCCTCGGCGAGAATCTTCGTGTTGCGTGCGACCTCAAGCTGGGCCTTGAGGCTTGGGTTGTCGTTGCCACGAAGGATGCGGAAGAACGTGTCGACGCCGCCCTTGCTCCTCGTGTCGGAGCCCTCGATGCCGCGACGGTCAGGGGCGACCTTGTCGAGCGACGGCTTCAAGTCTTCCTGAAGCTGGGCTTGGAGGTTCTTCTTCCTCAGGTCAGCGTCGTCACCCTCGATCAGTCCCTCCTTGAGAGCATCGTCGACGGCCTTCATGTCTCGCTCGAACTTCTTCACGGGGCTTTCTTCTTCGCCGCCGGGGAGCATCGAGCGACGAGCCTCGTCCTGACCACGCGTGAACTCCTCCTGCGATATCTGCCCCTTGGAGAACGCTTCCTTGAGGTTGTCCATCCGCTCCTTGAGTTGCGTCACAGGATTGAGCGGGATGCCCAGCGACTGAAGCAGCGTGTCCTTGGCCTTCTGAGAGCCCTTGGCGAACTCAGTCGCCGAGATCTGGCCCTTATCGAACGCCTCGCGAAGCTTTTTCATCGCGTCTTCGGTTTGCTGAGCGGGGCTCTTGTCGATGCCAAGGGCGGACAGGAGCTTGTCCTTGGCTTCTTTCATCCCCTTAGCAAACTCTTCCGGGCTAAGCTCAGAGGCGTTCTCTTGGATCTTCGTGACGGCGTCCTCGAAGTCTTGGGCGGGGCTCTTCGAGATGCCGAGCGACGACAGGAGGCTGTCCTTCTGTGCCTTGATTGCCTTGTCTGCCTCTTTCTGAGTGATGACGCCGCCAGCCACGGCCGCAGAGAGCTTGTCGCGAGACTCCTTGATCTTGTCGGCGCCGCTCTTCTCGACCCCAAGACTGGCCTTCACGGCGTCAGAGTTCTTCTGGATCGCCTCTTGATACTCCTTGAAGTCTTGCGGAGAAAGCTCCTTCTGAATCTCCGCCATGCTCTTTCCGGTCACGCCAAATGTCGAGCTTGTTCTGTGCCACAGCAAGCTTGGCTGGGTCTTTGCCACCGCCGAACGCTTCTTCAATCTTTTTCTGACGGTCGCGAAGCTGGCCGCCGACGTCCGCTCCTGCGCCCAGTGCCTCGTCTCTTTTGCGAGTGGCGGCTGTCCTTGCCTCCTCTGCCTGCGACGCCGAGATCCTCTTGTTGGGATCCTTCGAGTTAGCCGCCTCGTCGATCTTCTTCATCTGCTCGTCGAAGATCGCCTGCGGAGTCTTCTCAATTCCCAGCGAGGATAGAAGGTTATCTCGGGACTCCTTCACGGCACGATCGAAGAGGTCAAGCTGATCGGCGTTGCCCTTGAGCTTCTCGCGAACCTCGTCGATCGGCTGCCCGGCGAAGCCGAACTGCGCAGTGATGTTGTTGAGCGACGAAGAGAACGACTCGAAAGGCGTCTGCGTCACTCCAACGGCCTTGGCGAAGTCGTCGGCTGCCTTCTGAAGCTCAGAGTCCAGCTTTCCGCCGGTGATGAGTCCAGCGTCGGCAGCCTGATTCAGGTCTCGCTTCCTGTCCGTCAACTGAGCCTGAGCGGACTTGCCGACGAGGCTCTCGGTGGTCTTCTTGCGGAGATCGACCTCGGCCAGTTGCTTCTCTTCCGGCGTGAGAGACTTGTTATCCCTGATCTTCTTCAGTTCTTTGTCGAACTTCTGCACAGGCGAGAGGAACGCTTCGTCGAGCGACTTGCGAATGCCGTCGGCGAACGACATATCAAGCTCGATGTCCATCTTGTTCTTGCGGTCGAACTCTCGCTTGACCTCCTCGGCGGCGATCGACGCTTGCTCCTGAGCATTCGTCGAGTCGAGTTCGAGCTTGACGGCGAGGAACTGCTCTTGCGAGATCTTGCCAGAGTCAAAGTCGGCCTGATTCTTTTGCTGCTTCTGCTTGATCTCTGCGGCAAAGCCGCCTGATTGCTGCTTCTTCTTGATCTCTTCGAGGGCTTTGACGTACTCGTTCTTGTACTGGGCAGCCTTTTCCTTGATGGCTGCCGACGTCGGGAAGAACTTGTCGTCGATCACCACGCCAGCGCCGATGTCTCGGACAGACTTGCCGGCGGCCTTCGCGGCGTCGTCGAGTTGCTTGTACAGTTCGAGGTTCTTCTTGAGCGTGACCTCGGGGGCGTCGTTCTTGAGGATATCAAGGTTCTTTTCGAGGTTGTCGCCAAGCCGTGCAGCCTCGGTATCGAACTCTTCGAGAGTGATGCTGCCGTCGGCAAGCTGTTGCTGGAGATCATTGAACTGCTTCTGCGAGGCAGCGGCGGCGTCGGCGCCGGCTTGCCCGAACTTGGCTGACTCGATCGTCAGTTCACCCATCCGGTCGCGAGCGGTCGTGACGCTGGCCGCGATCTCGTCCACAGACGGCCCCTTCATGGACTCTGTCAGGTCTGCGAACTGTTCCTTCATCGACTGGATAGCGCCGTTGATGTCATCCTCAGTCACGCCGAAGGCGGCGGCGAGCGCGTAGGCTCCGTCGGCCGCCATTGCAGCGCCGTCCGACGCGAACGCTGCGGCGTCTTCCTGCATGCCGGCGAAAGCCTCTCGCGAGCTTTCTTCGCTCATACCAAACGCTGCACCGACGGACACAACCGCATTGTCGAGGGAGGGAAGGATCGCGTTCGTAATCACCCCAGCGCCGGTGGCGGTCGCGTTGAACAGTGCGTCCGCCTGTTCCTTAGTGAGGCCCATAGCCGCGCCGTACTCGACGACGGCCGTCCTTGCTCCTCCGAACTCCGCAGTGGCGGTTCTCGATGCGCCACCGAAGTCGACCTGAACTGTCTCTGACTCTCCCTCGCCCGAAGACGTAGCTGCCGCCATGTCTTTCTGGAGGCCGCTCTGGCTGTTCTTTGCTGCCGCCGCAGAAAGCTCTTCTACGGACGCCGTGGCGGCGTTGATCTTCTCGGAGCCATCGGAGAATCCGGTGAAGAAGCTGGCGATGCTTCCGCCGAGCGCGTACAGGGTGGCGAGGCCGGCTCCGATCGCGGCCACGCCCAGAATGATCAAGCCGATGGGACCGAGGGCGATGAGCCACGAGATAGCCATCACGACCGCAGCGGCGGCAGTCGTGGCGGCGGCGGCGATAACGGACGCCGCGTAGGCCCCGATCGCGATGATTCCTGCGGCAATGACCGGGATGATGCCGACGGCGATGGCTGCGACCCACGCCGTAGCCGTAGCCGCCGCAGAGACAACCGCCTGCACGGCCGTCGACTTCATAGCAATGGCGAAAATCTGCGTGCTGAACGTCGCCGCAAAGTAAGCACCGCCGAGGGCGATGATCGCCGTGGCCGTCGAGTTGGCGTTACCCTCGGTGTCGCCGAAGATGTCTCCTGTAAATATCTCGATCAGGCCGACCACAACCTCGCCGAGGTACATGAAAGACTCGACTGCCGGGAGCATCGCAGTGGCGATGACGGACGCTCCTCCCTCGACTGCCGTAATCACCGCCTCGATGTAGCCGAAGAGGTCGAGAATCACCTTCCCGACCATGTCGGCCAGCGTCGCAATCGTGGCAAACACAAGCCCGGCACCGGCCACCTTGAGGATGGCACCGACGAGCCTGAGCATCATGTTCACGACTCTCGCCGTCACCTCGATGATCACAGCCAGCGGCTTGGTCATGTCCATGAGGACAGTCATCACAGGCTGGAGCGCCGCAGCGAGCCCGCCCCTGATGTCCGCCGTGGCGTTGTTGAACGCTTTCTGCATCTCGACGAACGGGATCATCAGAACCTGATTCAGATTCGACGACGACGCCTTTAGTCGGTCAAACGAAGTCTCCAACTGGAGAAACTTGTCGAAGTTGATCTGCGTCAGCGTCCCGCCAAGCCTCTTGAAGTCTTGCTCAAGCTCGCCAAGTTCCTTGAGGGCCGGCAGGATCGCCGCGCCTTGCTTGCCGAACAAGTCAAACGCGATCGCCGTTCGCTCCGCCGGATCCTTGACCTCGCTGAGCCGCTTGGCGACTTCCTTGAACGCTTCCTCTGGCTTCAGACTCTTTAGTTCGTCGAGCGAGATGTTGAGCTTGTCGTAGGCGAGCTTTGCCTCGCGGACGTTCTCGACGTTGAGTTGCCCGGCCTTGATCTTCGACAGGCTCGTGTAGAACGCTTGCTGGCCCTTCGCAAGCTGCCCCATGCCGACGCCAGTGTTGTCGGCGGCCAGCCGAAGCTTGGTGATCTCCTCCGTGGATGATCCGAACCGGCTTGCCATCTGGTCGATCGCCTGAGCCTTGAGGCTAAGCTCCTCAAGCTCGTGAGCGTACCGGCCGGTGGCGACGGCGGCGGCGATGGCAAGCGGCACGACCGTCGGGAGAGTTGCTGCGAATCCCAAGACTGCCGTGCCGGCGCCGCCCGCTGCGCCGGCTGCTAATCCGGTCCCGGCGACCCACGCCGAGATTGCCCCCTCGGCTGCACCAAAAGCCACCGACGTTGCCACGATCCTTGCCGTGAGCGCGGCGTACTGAGTGAGGGAGATTTCCTTGTTCGCCGCGCCAGCAACAAGCTCGATTGCCGGAAGAAGCCGGCCCAAGACTCCAAGCAGGGTGGCGGCGCGAGTTGCGCCCTGCACTGCGGCGACGCCGAGGCCCTGAAGCGCATTCTGGAGAAGCTGACTGGCCGACGTAGACCTGAAAAGCGCAGGCGCAACAAGCCCATAGGCCACGGAGGAAGCGCGGATTCCGACAACGGCAGCGGCGGACGCTGCCCCGACGGCGGCAACTGCCTCAACGTATCCGCGAGCTTCGTCGCTGAGCCCGGAAGTCAGCAGACTGACGCCGTACATTGCGGCTTTGTACGTCACAAAAGACGCAGCGCCGCCCACGGCTGCGGCTGCGAGCGTCCCCAGAGATATGGCCGCCGCAGCGGTGCTGCCGGCCATAGCGGCAGACACGACCGCCATTCCTCCCATCGCCCTGACCGTTCCGGTGATTGCACCGGCAACTGCGCCGTACGCGCCGTAGCTTCGGCCGAGTGCCACGATCGTCTTGTCTATGGCAGAAGTTGCGGTGACGTTTCCGGAAGTCGCAAGAGTGGCGGCCTCAGTGAAACCAACTACAGCCGACGTTGCCGACGAAGCAGCGTCCGCGACCTCGCCGACAGCGGTGGCCGCGTAAAACGAACTGGCCGCGTATTTCTTAGCTTCCTCTGCGTTCTGCCCAGTTGCCGCGAGCAAGTAGCCGTCTGCTACTCGCTGTAGTGAATTCCCCAGCCCTTCGCCGGCTTCCGCCGCCGCGCCGGCGTTGTCTGCAAACCTCTGCGTCTGCCCGGCAGCTTCACCCGTGACGTCCGGAAGTCCAGAGAATGATTGTCGCAGTGAGTCAATGAAACCGGACAGGCGTGAGGCAGACTGCTCTAAGGCCGTCGTGTCAGCCTCAATTTTGACGGGCTCGGCGTCCTTGCCGACGCCCTTGACGTCGCTCTCGGCCTTAGCGATGGAGCCCTTGTCCATCTCGGCACGGATCTTGATGACGCCTGCGGACGCGTCCTCGATCTGCTCAGACAGGCTGTCGATGGAGTCGGACAACTCCTCGAACAGGTCGAGAGCCTCCGTGATGCCCTCTTGAAGGCCAAGGAGGTCAGCGGCGAACTCGACGGTGATGGTGCCGATCGTCGCCATCGCTTATCCCCCGAATGCCTTTCGGAGTTCTGCGATCATCGCCTCCTTCGACTGAGGCGGCCTGCGGTATGACGGCATGAGCATTTCCTCTTCGAGGTTTTTCGAGCCCCATGCCGTACACAGGGCCGTGGCGAGACGAGCGACCTGACGCCACTCGTCTCCCCACGGTTCTATTTTCCAATAACTCTCCCACTCTGCGAGTTCCGCAGCGTCGACCGTCGCCAAGAGTTCCCTGTGAGACCGGCCGAGGGCTAGTGCGAGCCGAAACTCGAACAGCCGGCGGGGCCTCGTCAGGAGTTTCCCGCGAGTTCCTCGACGTCGTCCTTGGTGAAGCGGTTGTGCTTCATGCAGATGGTGAAGAGCTTGTCGAGGACGGCAGCGGACTTCTCGCCCAACTGCGGCACCTCGGCCTCGGTGAAGAGCCGATTGCCCTCGTCGTCGCACAGACACTTCGCCACGAGCTTCGCCCGGACCATGTCGACCGACTTGTTGCCGCCGACAAACTCGCCCTCGAAGCGGTCACGCTCCGTGCCGGTCATCACGCGGATCTTCACCGAGCCGCCCCACTCGGGCACCTCGACGTCGATCATCTTCTTGTCCTGCGCGTCCAGAATCGCCTTCTTGTTCAATGCACCCACGGCCTACACTCCTTTGAAAAGAACGCACATCCGTACTACTCGTTCGAGAGTTTGAATGTGCAGCTACCCTTGACCAATTCCCCAGCCACGATTTCCTGAGACATGCCGGTCAAGTACGCCGGCGCGCTCAGGCCTGTTCCGTTGACGGTGAGCGTCTTCTGCGAGCCAATCTGGTCGGTGGAAAATCCGCCCGGCCCAAAAAACTCACACGACAACTCTCCGAGGTCGATCACGCCGTAGTCGATCGCTTTCTTGACAAGCTTTCGGTTCGAGAAGTCCTCGTCCTCGACGAACGTCGACTGCATCGACGTGATGTCGATCTCTCCGGCAGCCGAGCCGCTCCATCGCATACTGGTGACGCCAATTTCTGTGCTTCCCCAGTTGAGCGTGATTCCCTGAGCGGAGAGTTCAGTTGTGAATGTCATGTCAGTCCTTCGAGACCTTGAACGTCGCAGAGCCTTTGATCAGTTCACCAGCCTGTGCTGTGATCTGAAGGCCAGTGCAGACGGCTCTGTTCATGTTGGGGTCAAGATCTCCATCTGTGGGGTCGACGTCGCCATCATCAAACGAGATCGCGTACAGATCGTCGGTCGGCGGGATCGTCTTGCCGATCCAGTCCACCTTGATCTCCAGAGACATGAGTCCGCCGGGGCGGTGGCGGGCAAGGCCGCCGGTCTTCGGAATGTCCGTAGACGTCAACGCGAAGTCTCCGCGACTCTTGGCGACGGCAACAGACGTGGCCGTGTACTTGACGCCGTTGAACTTGAAGACAATCCCCTGCGAAGACTCGTATGCCATGCGTCACCTTCTCAGTCGTAAGAAACTTTGAAGGTGGCCGAGCCCTTGATAAGTTCGCCGGCCTGCGCGGTGATGTTCAGCCCCGTGCAGAGTGCGATTGAACCGGTAACGCCAAGTGCCGCAGAGTTGCCGGTAATCGAGAACGTGGCGGTCTTCTCAATCTGCGGCGAAGAGAGTCCGATCCAGTCAACCTTGATCTCGCAGTTCTCGATGTCGCTCGTGCGGTAGCGACGCTTTCCACCGGAGCTAATATCCGTACTAGTACAGTCAAACTCGGCCGCACTTCGGCTCACGCTGATCTGCGTTGCCGTGTACGTGTCGCCGTCAAACGTGAACGCGATTCCGGCGGCTGACGGAGGGTTCACTGGCATGCGATCACCTAGTCATGGGAGACTTTGAACGTCGCCGAACCACGCAGGAGGTCGCCAGCGTTTCCGGAGATCGACAGGCCAGTGCAGATCGCCTTGCCGCCGGATACCCCAAGGTTTCCAGTCAGCGAGAAGTCCCGCGCCTCTTTCACAGGAGGAACACTTCCGCCGATCCAGTCGACCTTGATCTCGATGTTGTCGAGAGGGCCGACCCGGATGCGGCGAAGATCTCCTTCGTCGAGATCAGTCGACGAGATGTCTATGTCCTGACGACTCTTCGACACGGACACCTGAGTGGCCGTGTAGACTTGACTCGCGTAGGTGAACGTGATTCCCTGCGAAGACTCAAAGGCCACGCCGCTGCCTCGCTAAAAGGTTTTTAGTTCAGCGTCAGCCGGAACGTCGCCGATCCCTTGATGAGTTCGCCGACCT